ACGATTGCAGCCTCGATTGCGGCTGGCACCGGCGTGTCGATTGCAGGCACCACGACGCTCACCGTGAGCGCGACCGGCGTCAATAGCGTCAGCGGTGGCACCGGCATCAGCGTGTCAGGCACCACAGCGCTCACCGTCTCGGCAACAGGCGTGAACTCCGTTTCAGCAGGCACTGGGATCAGCGTCTCAGGAACCACGAGCCTCACGGTCAGCAACACCGGCGTCACATCCATCGTTGCGGGGACGAACGTGAGCGTGTCCGGCGCAACAGGTGCCGTGACCGTTAACGCACCGGCGTTTGCCACTCCCGGATCGTCAGCGGTGGGTGACAGCGCAGCCGCTGGCACGGCGACCACGGTAGCGCGGTCAGACCACACGCACGGACGCGAGGCATTCGCCACGCCTGGCGCATCCGCAGTTGCGGACACGGCGTCAGCAGGCAGTGCGACAACGGTGGCGCGGTCAGACCATCGCCACAGTCGCGAGGCGTTCGGCACCACTATCACCGCCTTGACAATCGGCGGGACGGCTGTGGCTGGCACGTCAACCGGCGTGGCGCGGGAGGATCACAAGCACGCGTTTCCCGCCGGTGCAGCACCCTCGGCATTGACGGTGTCCAGCACGCAGGCGACGGGCACGAGTGCCAGTCCGGCGTTGGCTGATCACGTCCATGCCATGCCTGGATCAGCGACTGCCGGGGCATCCGCGGTTGGCGACACGGCGGCGACTGGGACTGCAACCACCGTTGCGCTGTCCGATCACCGGCACAGCCGCGAGGCGTTCGGCACACCCATCGTTGTCAATGGGCAAACCACTGCGCTCGCGACGGGGAGCCTGACGACGCTTGCACGGGCCGATCACGTGCATACGATGAGCAATGTGGTGACGCTTCTGGCTCGCACTACAGTGACTTCCACGACGACCACCATAACGTTTTCGTCTATACCTCAGACTTTTACAAGTCTGACATTAAAATACTATACACGAGGCGCTGCGACTGGCGGGCCGCTTGTAAGCACATATATAAGGTTCAATGGAGATAGTGCCGCCAACTACGTCAAGGATAGTAGTGCAAACAATCAGATTGACACTTTTCTCAATAGTAATTCTGCATTTCCAGCCAACGCGTATTCTGTCGGCATCCTTACCATAGAAAACTATAGCAATGCTGCGGCCGCAAAAAACAAGCAAATCATAGGAATTTGCAGTATGTGTAATTCCACCACGGCTGACAATGCCATACAACAATGGATATATGGTATGTGGAAAAGTACCTCTGCGATTACCAGTATTACAATTACTGAATCAGTGGGATCAGGGTATCTGGCGGGCAGCACATTTTCGCTGGAAGGGACTCCCTAATGACAACTGAACCACCCATCGCCATCGAGATCAACTGTGAAACCGGCGTGGAGACCGTCCGACCGTTGACGGATCAGGAGATCACGCAACGGGATGCGGACCAGTCCCGTGCCGAGGCCGAACGCGCCGAGAAGGATGCCAAGGAGGCGTTGGAACTGGCCGAACGGACCGCGCTTGCAACGTGGATCGCGGGACAGTCCACCCTCCCCGAGGCGGCCCGGAACGCATTGGCGCGGGCGACTGGGGTGACGCTGCCTGCCGTGCCTGGATGATTGACCATAAAGGAGTACTGTGATGAGCCGACGTATTGAAACCCATCTCGCTTCGACGACGTTTGAGGTTCGAGGTATTGATGATGGACCCCGGCAGATCGTCGGGTACGCGGCTGTCTTCAACTCGCCAACGACGATCAGGGGAGCGTTCGGGGATTACACGGAGAGGATCCGTGCCGGCGCGTTTTCCAAGACGATCCAGGAAGCGGACGTGCGCGCACTGTTCAACCACAACGAGAACTTCGTATTGGGGCGGAACAAGGCAGGAACATTGCGCCTATCGGAAGACGCAATTGGCCTGCGCATGGAGATCGATCTTCCCGATACGAGTTACGCACGGGACCTCATGGCATCCATGAGCCGGGGTGACATCAATCAGTCATCGTTCGCGTTCTCCCCAATCACGCAGGAATGGCAGCGCGCACAAAGCATTGACCAAGTTGATGAGCGCACTCTTAACGAAGTCAGGTTGTATGATGTCAGTGTCGTGACGTATCCGGCGTATCCTGACACCACCTCGGCCGTCAGGCAAGCGGCATTCGACCCACTCGCAATGCGGGCACTGGCGCGGTTTGAACGCGTCCAGGAACTCAATGTGGATGATGTCGAGGCGTTGCGTCAATTGGTGCGATCAATCGAGACCAGCTTGGGGCCGGTAGCCCACCCCGAATCGGAGCCGCCTAGCGGGCACTCCCTGGAATTGTTGCGACGCAAGTTGGCAATTCTTGAGAAGGAAATCTAGCAATGGTTAGTTCAGTGGAACTGCGCCAAGAGCGTCGATCGCTCGTGGAGCAGATGCGTTCACTTGTCTCCCGCGCCGAAGCGGAGAAGCGTGGCCTTGACGGTCTTGAGACCGAGCAGTGGGAGAAGCTTGACGCTGCTTCCAATGCGCTTGATTCGCGCATCGAGCGCCTTGAGCGTGTTGAGCGGGATTCATACGCCGACATCCCGGAGGCACGTGCAGCGTCGCGCGAGATTGCTTCCGCGCCCCCTCGCGTTGATGACGAACTGCGCGACATCGCGTTTGGCAAGTACCTGCGCAACGGCATGCAGGCGCTGCTCCCCGAGGAGCGCAACATACTCGCATCCGGGTACCAGGCATTTCCCGAAACCCGTGCCCTCTCGGTGGGAACCGATAGTGCCGGCGGGTACACGGTCTCCAAGATCTTTGATACCACTGTGCAGACCAGCATGCTTGCCTATGGTGGCATGATGAATGTGGCGACGCGGATTCCAACCGCGACGGGCGGACAGTTGCTCATTCCCACTTCGGACGACACTGGCAACGTCGGCGCGATTCTTGCGGAAAACACGCAGGTGTCGGAACAGGATGTGTCTTTCGGCCAGACAACCATTGATACGTACACTTACAGTTCCAAGCTGATCCGGGTTTCGTTCCAGCTCCTCCAAGATGCGTTCTTTCCCTTGGAGACTTGGCTGGCGGAGCGTCTTGGTGAGCGTCTCGGACGCATCATGAACACTCATTTCACGACGGGTGACGGTTCCTCGAAGCCCTACGGTATCGTCACTGGCGCGTCACTGGGCAAGACCGGTGCTGCCGGCCAGACGACCACCATCATCTACAACGATCTGGTGGATCTGGAACACAGCATCGATCCTTCGTACCGTGTCGGTTCGGCGTTCATGATGTCGGATGCTGCACTCAAGACCCTGAAGAAGCTGGTTGACGGCCAGTCGAGGCCGCTTTGGCAGCCGGGACTCACCGTTGGCGAACCCAGCACGATCCTCGGGTATCCGTACTACATCAACCAGGACGTAGCAGTTCCCGCCGCCTCTGCCAAGAGCCTGCTCTTCGGGCGTCTGGAGAAGTACTACTGGCGCGATGTGCAGGGCATTCAGGTCATGCGCCTCTCCGAGCGGTACAGCGATTACCTTCAGGTTGGGTTTATGGCATTTGCACGTGCCGGAGGCCGGTTGATCGACGCTGGTACTGACCCGGTCAAGTACTACCAGCACCCCGCGTCCTAATCACTTGGGGAGGGTCTGACCCTCCCCACTGTTCACTTCGGAGGTTGGAATGGTCACTATCAAGATGCTCGTTTCAATGGCTGGACCGGACGTGTCCTACACGCCGGGTCATCTCTACGAAGTGACGGAGGCGATTGCGCTGGCATGGAAGGAGGCGGGTATTGCCATACCCGTCTCCGACACTGCGCCAGTTGCGTCGGAAGCCCCTGCTATCGACGTGGAGACCGCTAGCGCCCCCGAAGCGCCCGAACGTGCTGCACGGGTACGGCGTCCACGCTGATGCCGGCAGTTCCACACTGGTACGCATCCCTCGCGCAGGTGAAGCGCCAACTGCGCATCTCTGACACGACGGACGACGAGGTACTGAAGACCACGATCTCGAACGTCTCCCGCCAGATCGACCAGTTTTGCGAACGCCACTTCTTCCCGATCGTTGCGGTGAAGTACTTTGAGACGGACGAGTACAACGAGTTGTGCATGCCCGGGGAGGACCTCCTTGCGGTGACGACGCTTGAGGTAGACCAGGACGATGACGGAACCTACGAGGAATCGTGGGCGTCGAACACGTACTTCCTCGAACCAAGGAATGCCTCGACCGAGTATCCACCCCGCCCGTACTGGGAGATCGAGATACCGACCCGAAACACCAACTACTTCCCGGTTGCCGGGGAATACCCCATCAAGATCACGGGGCTTTGGGGCTACTACAACCAGTTGACAGCGACCACCACGGTTCATACGTCAATCAACAGCAGCGCGACATCGATCGCGCTGCACAATGCGAGTACCCTGCTTGAAGTCGGGCAAACGATCCTCATTGACTCCGAGCAGGTTTTCATCACCGTGATCTCCGGCATCAATGTCACGGTGACCCGTGCCTGCAATGGCACGACCGGGGCATCTCATGCGGTCGATGCGGTCGTATCGACGTATACGTACCCGGTCATCGGGGAAGCTGCGACCCACCAAGCGGTACTGGCCTACCGGCAGACCACCAACCCGTACGGGACGGTAGGTGTCGGGGAAGTGCTGACGGAACCTCGGGTCATGACCGCTGCGGGGTTGCATCCTTTCGTGCGGGGAATGATTGCGCCTTTCAAGCGCATCCGGTACGAGGGCGTCTGATGGCGGCAATCACGCTCGGCCGGCCAATCAACGGTAGGGTGACCGGACCCCGCGGGTTCGGGCGCGCAACTGCGTCGCGTCTGAGCAAAACCAGCGTGAGCGTTCTTGGGCACCTGAAGATCATTGAGAAACTGAACAACCAGAAATTCTGGGTTGTGCCGACCAAGGAGACCATGCTCTCGCTTCAGAATTATTCGTTCAACCTGGCAAAGAAGCGTTCACCGCGTCTTACCGGTGACGCGAAGGGCAAGATCACGAAAAGCACCGACAAGGCAATCACCCCGAAGTTCGCAGACGTGATCCTCAAGCCATCCTTGGCGAAGTCTGACGGCACGTTCCGCTACTCGTTCGCGCTTGATGCTGCACGCCGGCGCGCCCCGAAGGGAATGTCGGGCAAGGGTGAGTTCGCAAGGGTCCGGCGTACCAAGTTGACGAAGACCAAACGGATCCGGGTGACGAACAAGAATGCGCCCTACAAGTACCGTTCGACGAGTTTCAAGGGACAGAAGACGTTCAACTGGTTTCACGGTACATCCAAGCTGACGGCCAAGCAATTGAGGACCGACGTGATGCAGATGGCGCACAAGATCCAGTCTGCGTGGTCTGCCTGACATGGCTCATCCGGTTGTCGCCTCGATGGCTGCACTCGCGCGGTGGTTGCGCCTTGAAGCGGATCTCTCCACGTTTGCCGGAGACGTTTGGGATGTACCTCCAGATAACCTCCCCCGCGTGCCAGCAATCGTGATCCTCTGGGATAGCGAGGCGGCCTCGGAGTTCGATGGGCAGGGTGACGTACCAATCACGAGGCAGTACCTCGACGAGACGTTCGAGGTCCGCATTTTCTCTGACGCCCCGGATGCGGTGCGCGCACAGGTTCAGGTACTGAACGCGATCGATGGGGTCCGCAAGGCGGTCAACGCCCACCAGACCCTCAAGGATGCAAGTGGCATCTCAACGTGCCTGGTGTGCCGATACGATGGGGCCAAACAGGAACCGGTAGAATATGGCGACCGCGGTGATATACCGGGAGCTACGGTTACCCTACGTTGTCTGATTGACGTTGCAGGTAATTTTGGCGGATAATGGAGGCAACATGATCTTGATTGAAACTGTGGACGAAGCAGTCCAAGTGTCGATTGGTGCGCGGACCTGGATTGGTCACACCGGAGGCATTGAAGTGGACGATGATCATGCTGCCGAGGTTCGGAATGCGCTCCACCTCGCCGGTCAACTGTATGTCGAGGATGACGGAGACCCCGTCGAACCCCCGGTGATCGTGGAGGACCCGAACAATGGCTCTGTCTAATGCAGTAAAGGCGAAATTCGGCAAAGAGACGACGTGGGGCACTGCGGTCACTCCGACTGTCATGCTCCCGTTCACTACGTTCACCGCCGATCCCGAGTTGGACGAGATTATCGACGACGCCACCCGTGGCGACGCATCGATGGATTACGCCACCTATGCGGGCATGGGTCGTTCGAATGTCGAGATCGAGTCAAACGCGTACCCGATCGAAGTCGGACACTTCCTCTACGGGATCATGGGTTCCTCGACATATACCGCAGCCGCTTCTCAGGCGGTCGTCACCGGTTCGATCGCGACAACGACCCTCACCGTCACCGCGGTCACATCGGGCGTGCTTCGTACCGGTCAGGTGCTGACTGGCTCCACGGTCACCGCCGGCACGACCATCACGGCCTACATCTCCGGTCAGGGTGGCACTGGGACCTATACCGTCAGTGCAAGCCAGACGGTCAGCAGTACCACCATCACCGCTGCTGGTGGCACGCACGTGATTGCGGTTGCCAATTCGGTGCCTTCGTTCACCTTCCAGAACGATGACCCGGTACAAGCGCGCACGGTTGCCGGATGCCAGGTCTCCTCCTTCGGGATCCGCTTCGCACGCGCCGAGGGAATGCTGACGTTCAACGCGAAGATGATGGGCAAGCTCCCGACCACGGTAACGGCAACGACGATCGCTGATGCATCCGGGAAGCCATTCATTGGCTGGAGCGGGGTATTCACGGTTGCCGGGGTTGCGACCGCGTCACTCGTGTCAGGTGAACTGACGTGGGAGCGGTCGCAGGAAGCATCGCCACACGCCAACAACTCGCAGGATATGGCACGTCTGGACACTGGACGGATCCGGTACACCGGTTCACTCGTCCTTGATGCCGGAACGGACAATCTTGCCAAGTACCTCGCAGCGACGCGGGAATCTGTCCAGATTGCGTTCACCAACGCGGATGGCGACTCGATCACCGTGCTGTCAACCGATACAAGCTATCTGCGTGAGAGCATGACGCGTGACATGGGCGCGAACGCAATTCGAAATAACCTCGGATTCCGCGGCGTCCGCAATACCACCGATGGAGGCCCGTGCAAGGTCACGTTGGTGAATGGTCGCAGCAGCGCCTACTAGGAGGGTTTGTGACAAACCGATACGGCAAGACAATCACGGTGACGCTCGATGAGTTCGGTGCTGCTGGGGAATGGATCGAGATCACCAACCCGATGTGGTTGAAACAGAAGGATCTCGCCAAACTCCAGGGCGCGGAGAATGACCCCGAGGTGATGGCTGGCTGGATTGCCAGTCTGATCCACGAGTGGAATGTCACCGATGTCGATGGGGTCGCCGTGCCGTCGATCAAGGACGATCCACAGAACATCAACGAACTCCCCTTGATTGTCGTCCGCAAGCTTGGGGAAGTCATCAGGGACGCGCTTCAGGTCCCTTTAGGGACAGCGACGCCCTCATAGCGTGGGCGCACGGCACGTCGTCCAATGTGCCGTGGTGGACGGAGGACGTTGCACTAGCCGAGCAGTTCCACTGGTCACTTGAGTACGTGACAAACCTGCCACCCTACTGGCGGGCACGTATCCGGTTGTGGAACGAGGCGAAAGCTGAGGCACAAGAAGTGCAGGCGCGGAAGGCGAAGAAGTAGTGGCATCTGAGGTCCTGCGGATTCGCATCCGGGCGGACAGTGGGAACACCGCTGCCGTCTTCAACGACATTTCGCGCAATATCCTTGGCATGACGGTCGGCGCTGCCGGTGCCCGGTCCGGGATGATGGGTCTCGGTGCTGCACTCTCCGGGGCGCAGATCACCGGTCGCCTAGCCGCTGCGATGTTCGGGGCCGCCGCATACGGTGTCTACTCGATGGGTAGCGCCATGATCGAGGCAGCCGGCGCGCAGGATCAATTCCGCGTCTCCATGACGGCCCTCCTCAAGGACACCGCCAAGGTCGATCAGGTTACCTCTGCGGTCAAGCGCTTCGCTGATGCGACAAGTTTTTCCAACGAGGCGGTATTCCAGGTTGCGCAGAACCTCGTGGCTGCGAAGGTTCCCCTTACCAACCTGATACCGACCTTGCAGATGCTCGGGGATGTCTCCCTTGGCAATGCCGAGAAGTTCTCGGGTATTGCGACGGCGTGGTACCAGATCATCGCCAAGGGCAAGTTGACTGCCGAGGAAATCAACCAGATTGCCGAGCGTGGCGTATCGGTGTGGTCGATTCTTGCGGAGGAGACCGGCAAGAGCGTCCCGGAGCTTCAGAAACTGGCGGAAGCCGGGAAGCTCACGGTTGACGCCTACATGCCGATCCTCCAGCGAGGATTGGCGAAGAACTATGCCGGCAGTCTCAAGGAAGCATCGAACCTTTCGACCAACCTCTTGGTGAACATCACCAAGTCGATCACGAACTTCGCCGCCGCGATCGGCGCAGGTCTTGGGGATACGGTCAATCCGTTCCTTCAGTTCCTGGCACAGGCGTTCCAGCGAGCTGCGCTGTATGCCAAGGCATTGACGCAGAGTGCGATCTGGGCGCGGTTCACGCAGAGCCTGCAAGCTGCTGCCGAGGCACTTGCGCCCATCATCAAGGGCATCGGGGTTGCCGGGTTCATCGGCCTGATACGGGTCGTCCAGATCCTGACCCCGTTGATGTACTTCTTTGCTGCTGCGCTTCGTGGCATCGCATTCGCTGCGACCCAGGCGATGCAGTTCCTCAAGCCACTCATGGATACGTTCAGGAGAATTGCCACACAAATCAAGGCGCTGGACTGGCAGGGGTTGTGGACATCCATCAAGTCTCAGAGCAGCGATATTGGCTCGAAGATCGTTGAATTGCTCAAGCAAATTGTTCTGACAGCTTGGACAACGTTCAAGGATGAGACCCTTCCTGCACTGCGAAAGACTGGCAAGGAATTAGTGTCAAAAGCGTGGGACTTTCTCAGCGGTGATGAATCGGTCATGACGGCGATAAGAACGTGGTTCCTATTGAATGTCACCGGACTGGGACCCATCTTGCTCGCGCTCTTCAAGGCCAATGTGAATTGGGCAACCATACTTGGCGGTCTGATTGGCGCTGCGGACATAGTAAAAGGTTTTGAGACGGGAGATTGGGCGCTGGTTGCGCAAGGACTGGTCGAACTCATCGTGCCGTTTCTTGCAAACGCGAAATACGGCCCAGTCGGCGCATTGATTGGTACCGGTCTCGCTCAGGCATTCTTCATGTTTGGTTATCCATCATGGCAAGCCGCTCTGGCCGCAGGAGATTTTGAACCGTTCGCGCAGATATTGCTCGTCCTCCTTCCTGCTGTTTTGCTCTTGAAGCGAGGCCAATTTGGCGCAGCGATCGGCGCAGCGTTAGTGGGTCAGGAGCTGGTCGATGCAATGTCGGATGTTTTCAAGAAAGGGGACTACTCAAAAGTAGGAACTGCGCTTCTTGATGGCATATTGCTCGGATTGGCATTAGGTGGATGGACGATGATTGTGGCGGCATTGGGCAAGGGATGGACTTGGGTCATTGCGACGTTTGCCGCATTACTGCCTAGAATCGGATCGGCAATTGCTGTAGCAATATTTGACTTGTTTGTATTTCTTGAAGCAGCATTCGGCACGGCACTGGGGATGCTGACCGGTGCTGCGGTACTTGTCGCTATTGGGGCCGTTGGGTACCGTCTCTACAAGGCATTTGAAAACGTTTTCACGACCGGAATTGATTGGAAGCAACTGTTCGTTGCAGGGTTAGCCTTAGCTGCTGGCGCAATTGTGTTGGGGTTTCTTGGTTTACCAGGACTGGTCATTGCCGCAGCAATCACCGCAATCACCGCCATCTTTGGTGTTGATCTCGTTGATGCAGCAACAAAGCAGCTTGGCAAATTCATCCCTTGGCTTGAGAATGAGATGAAGACCGGCTTCGCCGGGACATGGGAAGCCGTGAAGTCATGGTTGACTGAAGGTGGATTTTCCATTTTGTTGGCCTCGGCAATTGGCGCAATCATTGCAGCGATTGTGCTTGCACCTACCGCATTTTTGGCACTTGCCGGCGGAATCGTCGGAGGAATCATTGCTGCCCTCGTGATCTATTGGGCCGATATCAAGCAGTGGTTTTCCGATGCCTGGACAGGAATTGTCCAGTGGATCAAGGATTTGTTGGGCATCAGTTCTCCATCAAAGGTCTTCGCCGATCTCGGCACGAATGTCATCGAAGGGTTGTATCTCGGCCTAACTGACAGTCTCGCGGCTGGTTGGGATGCTTTTGTAAACACTTTGACCCGTTGGGGAACCGATATTACGGCGTGGTTTCAAACTTGGTCAGGCGAATTTGGATCAACATTGTTCGAAATATTCTCGCATCCCGACTCAATGACCAAGGGCATCGAGGCGATGTGGAACGGGGCGAAGAACCTTGTCGCAAGCACGCTTGATTCCATCATCGAGTATTTCCGCTCATGGTCCACCGGGGACTTTGCCAAGAAGTTGCAGGATTTCTTCGGTGCCGATGTCATTTCGAATGCCATCAGGAATGGCCTGAAGACTGCTTGGGAAGGTGCCAAGGGCGTTCTGAGCGGATTCGTCACGGATGCCAAGAACGCGGTATCCAATGCGTTCTCCGGCATGACTGGTGGCGGTGGTGGTGGCGGGGGGAATAGTGGCGGGGGTCTGACTCGCGATGAATACTATTGGGACAAAAAGAACTCAGGCATCAGTGCCGAGCAAGCAGACGCGATGGCAAGAGCCAAATACGGGTTCGCTATGGGGGGTTCCTTCCGGGTCGGTGGGTCCGGCGGGACTGATAGCCAACTCGTGCAGTTCCGTGCGTCACCAAACGAGACGGTAACCATCCGGCGACCCGATCAGGGTGGTGGCGGTCTGGTCATCCAGACCATGAACGTCTACGCGGACAGCTACCAGGGTGGACAGGACGCGGCTCGGGCAATTCGCGATGCACTTGGGGGACAACGCAAGATGTTGTTCGCGACGACGTAAATGCCACTGACGTTCTCCCTCACCGTGAACGGAACCGAATACCTGCCGACCTATGCCGACCCGAGGACAATCCGTCCCACGGACAGCATCAAGGATCGTACGGATACGATGTCCGGCCTGATCATCCGCGTGCCCTACTCGGGGGCATCCCCGGTAGTGCCGGTGCCGTTGTCGGGGCAGGAGATCGTGTTCACGCGCGGAGGGGTTCGCGAGTTCGCCGGCATCATCCAACGGGTGCGGGAACGGTTCATCAATCCCAATCTTTATGAATATGAGGTGCAGGCGGGGGATTACACCCGGTACTTTGATCGTTGGATGCTGACGATGGAGATCGCGCAGTTGCCGGCGAACGAGCAGGTAGCTGCAATCGTCGATAAGGTCAATGCGCGGGAAGCCTCGGCAGGTGGATCACTGGTATGGAGCAAGGCAGGCATAGCCTCGACCACATCAATCGGCTTGCCCTTGCCAACCCTACCCATCATCAAGCTCGACTACATGTCGGCCTCACAGGCCATCGACTCGATCGCCAAGCTCATCGGATACAGATGGGATGTTGACTATGACAAGGTCGTGCAGTTCACGGACGCGGACACGCTGGTAGCACCGATCGCAACCATCGATTGCGAAACCGATGTCACGGCAACAACTGCCGGGAATCTCGTGCTTGAGGATATTGCCGATCAGGTCGTAAACACCGTCTATATCAAGGGCGCGAAGACCAAGGGCACGTTCATCGATGCGAGTGGCAATGTCCAGCCTCAGACCAAAACGGATTCATTTACGCAAAGCGCTGACGCAGACACCACATCTTTTAGCCTTTGGGCTGAAGTTCCCGACCTAGATTCGATCTTTGTCCGGGTGACTCCTCCAAGCGGCCCGACAACCATCTACCGTCGAACCCCAGGAGCTGGCGAACTGCCACTTTCGTTTGAGGGTGAAGGCAACCCCGGAGACGACAGCACCACTGATACGGTCTACGTCTGTCTACCTAACTGGGGCATACGGTTCAATCCAAATGCGCCAAGTTTCCCCGTCGCAGATTCGAAGATCGAGGCCGTCTACCAACCGTTGACCGCAGCGGACGCGGTCTACACCCGGCAGGATTACGATTCAATCGCGGACATCAAGGCGCGGGAGAGTTACGGTGCGTTCACTTCCACGGGCATCTACGAGGAAGTGATCGACGCCGGGGATTTGATCAACGTCTCGACCGATGCGGTGAACGCGCGTGGGGACCTGATCATGCTTGTGCGCAACCGCAAGTACGGGGCAACGTGCCGCTTCATCGGCTCGACCGGGTGGAGATCGGGGCAGTACCTGACGATCCTGAGTACCAAGCGGATGGGGGGCGCATTCTACACGCAAACGGACGGCACGTTAGGGCGTAAAATGTGGGTGATGGAAGTGACAAAGAGCATCCTCAACGCCGAGACGATGGCCTACGACGTGCGCTTGTCGTCCGACGTGTACGGGGAGGTCTGACCAGTGCCCAATGAAGTTGCACGCATCCTTGCCCGCATCCTTGACGGACAACGCCCGGTAGGAACGAACCAGAACGGCCGGCCACTTCTGACCTATGTTGGGTTCCTCGAAGTGCAGCAGGTACTCGACAATAACCAGAGCGCGACCCTTCGGGTCCCGGCCACTGATCCTTCCACGTTCGGGTCGGCACGGTTCGGTATCGGTACGTTCGGAAAAGCATAATGACAGATGCGCTTGCCCTGACCGGTGCGATCACCGTCACCCTCAGGCATGAGGATGGCCGTGAGGAGGTATCGGTATACCCCAACCTGATCGTGAATGCCGGTCGTGCAGCGATCACGAATGGATTGATCGGTTCAACGACAGCGTACCCGAACTACCTCGAATTGGGAACCGGTACCACGGCAGTGGCAGCGACGGACACCGCACTTGTGACGCCATCCACGGCAACCTGGAAGGGTATTGCTGCCAAGACGTTGTACAGTACGTATATCGCATCGTTTGACACTACCTATGTGACGAGTGAGGCGAATGGGACGTTCAGCGAGATCGGCATCTTTGCCGGAGCAAATGCGACTGCGAATACCGGCACGTTGTTTGCGCGGGCATTGATTGCAATCACGAAGACAAGCAGCATGACCCTGACCGTCAACTGGCGGATACAGGTCGCCTAGGAGTATCGGATGGTTACCCAGACACTGACCAAGCCTGCTGAAGGCGAAGTGATCTACGCACTCAAGGCAACGTCCGGGGCGACCTCGACGAAAACCTGGGAAGCACTTGTGGATATCTGCAACGAACTTGCCGGCCGATCGGGAACCATCGCCTTCGAGGCGGCACTCTCCACGACAGGGTCGGTGACTCTCACGCAGATTGCTACTCCGAGCGCCCCCGGTGCGTCAAAAACCGTTGTCTATTCAAAGTCCGATGGCGCGCTCTATTACCGTGCGGGCGCTGCCGGCGCGGAACAATCAATCGGTGGTGGCGGGTTCACGAAGTCGTTTTTGTTGGGAGGCATGTAATGCCGGAAACCGTAAAAGCACTAGGGTTCGTGCGGCCCGGCATCGTTGCAGGGAGTTTGACCGCGACGGTATCGAACCTGACCGTGAACGTCACCGCATTGACGGGGACGCTTGCCACGGGGCAGATGCTGTCCGCGACTGGCCTGGCACCGGGGTTGCAGGTGATCGCACTTGGAACCTCGACGGGTGGGACCGGGACCGCGTTTGCCACGTATCAGGATGCCGTTGTGATGACGGCGTCGATTGCGACAACCGTGCTGACCGTCAGCGCGGTTGCGTCCGGCACGCTTGCGGTCGGACAAACGGTGGACGGGACCGGCGTGACGGCGGGAACGTACATCACCGCGCTCGGGACCGGGACTGGTGGCGCAGGCACCTACACGCTCTCCGCGTCGCAGACCGTCAGTTCGACGACCCTGTACGCCGGCCAGTCGAGCAACGCCGTGGTAACCGGTTCGATCGCGACAACGACGCTGACGGTCACCGCGGTGACATCGGGGCGGTTGCGCGTTGGGCAGACGATCTCCGGGACCGGCGTGACGGGCGGAACCACGATCACCGCGCTCGGGACTGGCAAGGGCGGGACGGGAACGTACACCGTGTCCGCGTCGCAGACCGTCAGTTCAACGACGATCACGGGCACGTTCGCGAGTGGCACGATCACCGCGAACCCGGCGAGTGCGACGGTCTACGACAACGGGGCGACCGCATCGACGATGACGGTGCTATCGAATATCACCATCGCGAACAATGGTGCAGCCTCGGCGACGTACCGCATCTCGAAGTCCAAGCGCGACGCGTATCACGGAGACTGGACGATCACCGGGGATGCGACGATAGCAGCGAACGACAGCGTGCTACTGAGTGCCGGTCACGTCCTTGATACGACCTGGCGGTATCTCGTGGCGTCCGCGACCTCGCCGGATGTCGTGATCTCGGCTGACGGAGTGCAGGTGTCATGATGATCGACATCACCGCGTACGGGTTGACCGGGCCGTGAGTGTAAGCACGGTCAAACGCGCAAACCTTTCTGGCTACAAAAGCAGGACGGTTAGCGGTGCTAGCAACGCCGTGTCGATTTTGGGAACCTCCGGCACGCCATTCCACAAAGTCTCCGGAGAATCAGTATCTGGCGCAGGTGTTATCACGCTTTGCGACGGCAACCCAACGATCGATGGCGTATTGATGACGGGATTTCCAAACGGTAGCAATGATCAAGGTCAAGCGCCGTTCCTGCGATTCAATGCCTCTGCCTCGATCACATCAGGGTCTATGTCGGGCCTGTTGTTGCCAACCGCGAGTGACAGTTTTTCGGTACCGACACGAACGACGGGGCCGACGACGTACAGTAACTCCACCAGCGGATCATTCGGCAGTGGAGGTGGATCGAATGATCTGACATATACCGTTTCAAGTATTGGTACGAATACAGGACTTTGTACGAGTATTAACTATTCGACTTCACATTCCAATATCGACTCCGGGTACCCGCCGAATAATCTCACTTGGCAATGGTGGCTATATGTCAATTCAGCGGACACGGGAAGTGCAGACGTACAAGTGTGGTATGCCTCACATAGCACCGGAGGTTACAATCGTTACAATTGTTCCTCGGTAGCAGGGTTGGTATTGCCCTATCGGGGTATCTTGAAAGTCAGATTGCGCGTTGACTCTGACAAGCAGGCGAACATGACCGCATCCGCGATAGTGGCAACCTACTGATGATCGGCATGATGGAACCACTGCCGTGATCCGCATCGCCATCGGCGCGATCCTCATGTGGATCGTCATCGCGATGATCGGGCACACCATCGAGGCTGGGGGATCTAGTGGGAAGTGAACGGAATGCGTGGGAACCGATCGCCAGGGAGATTGCCCAGCAAGTGGGGATTGATGGTGACGTGTTCGCCTCGCTCATCAACGTTGAGTCTGGCTTCAATCCCAACGCCCTAGGGAGTGATGGATCGAGTGGGATTGCCCAGATCCAGCCAAGCTTCCACGCAGTCAACGTCTGGGACCCCTACGCCAGTCTCTGGTACTCGGCACGGTTGCTCCGTTCGTACGTCGATGCATTCGGACGGTATGACTTGGCACTTGCGGCGTACAACGTTGGTTCCCCAACCATCGCCAGTCTCGGTCGCCTGCCACTGAACGGCAGGACCGAACTCTTCGTGGCACGCATCCTGTCCGACGCGATCGGGATGCGCACGATTACCACTTTTCCGACCCCGGTGCTGACACCCGAGGTGCCGGAATCAGATACCCTATCAGTGTGGCTATCGTTGGCTGTGGCACTTGCAGATAGGTGAGGTGAATGCGTGTTTCCGTTAGAGGACGTGCGTGAAAGCGACCCCGAGAATGGCGGCTTCTCGTACCTTGACTTCTCGTCGTTCCAGAATGGCTACCACGAGGGTACGGATTTCAACTCCGGCGTAGGTCCTGCCGGGGATCTGGGCGCAGACTTGCTGGCGTGCGCGGACATGGTCTTGCGTGCCAATCTCGTCAACGCGACCGGATTTGGCCGGCATCAATGGTGGGAAGTGATCAAGGCTCCCGGCCATCTGCTGGGCAGCTACGTCCACTACGCACATGCTGACAGTTTCCTGCTTGGCGATGCGGACCTCGGCACCATTGCCTACCGGGGCGACAAGATCGGCGAATGCGGAGCATCCGGCAGCAAGGGCATGCATCCCCACTTGCACTTCGTGGTGACGCGCGAGAAGCCTCCTACATGGGGCTGGTATGGCGCACCAGGAATGTCGCGCGACTCGGTCCAGCAAATGACGTGGAACCCTGTTGCTTACTGCGAGGAACTGAACCAGTGGTATGCCGAGCAAGGAAAGGAACCGGACGTGACAGACGAACAGAAGGCGGTATTGGCAGCAATCGAGGAGACTGGCTATCCGATCACCGAGATTCCCGCATTGCTGAAGGCGTGCAAGGAATGGTCGGCGAACGCGGATTCACTCGCGGAGTGGATAAGCAAGATCGGCGCGCTTGAGGCTAGGCTAGCCGAGCTGGAACCGCCAGTTGCCTCCAACTGACTACCATCCTCCAACTTTCCGTGACATCATTGCTGGCGTGATTGCGGTGATGGTGGTCG